CGCCAGACCTGTGGTCATGACCACCACCGCCCCACCCCGCCGCCGCAAGCCCCGCCAGGCGCCCCAGGCGATGGATCCCAGCGTGCAGGGCTTCCCGCCGCCGACCGCCACGTCAGAGGAGCTGATCGCCGCAAACCTGGGCCTGGCCCGGCAGGCGGCTTGGCGGTTTCACCGGAAGACCGGTCAGCCCTACGACGACCTGGAGGCGGTGGCCTATGTGGGGCTGATCCGGGGGTGCAGGCGGTATGACCCGGAGCGGGTGAACCCGGGGAGTGGGAAGGCCTACGCGATCTCGACCGTGGTCTGCCCGTTCATCACCGGCGAGATCCTGCACTGGTTCCGCGACAAGGGCCACACGATCAAGTTCCCCTCCCGCTGGCGGGAGCAGTGGGGCAAGGTGCAGCGGCTGATGGCAGACCCTGCCGTCAGTGCCGAGCAGGTGGCGGAACAGGCCGGCATGAGCACTGAGGAGCTCGCGGAGATGCTCGGCGCGATGACCGGCACCAGCTGCCTCGATGACCTCCACGGCGCCGATGCCTGCGACGACCCCGAGCCGGAAGATGACCGGCTGGCCCCGCTGCAGGCGCTGGTCGAGGCGGCCTGGGGCAACCTCCACCCCGCCGATCAGGGCCTGCTGCTCAGCTGGTGGGCACAGCCCCGGCGGCTCGCGTTCCCGGCTGGCCCGATCCGCCAGTACCACGGCCGCCTGAAGGCACTGCTGCAGGGCCGGAGGCTGTCGGAGGTGCTTCAGCTCGGCCTGGTCCTGCATGTGCCCGTCGTGCCCGTGGAGAAGGCCCCGCGGCCGCGCCGGAGCCGCAGGGAGCTGCAGGATGCAGCGGTTCAGCTGGGGTTGTTGCAGCTCCGCAACGGGACCGGCTAGGGTCTGATCACGGGGCCCGGTAGCGTGCCTCTGCCGGGTCGGTCCCATCCGCAAGGACGGACGCGGTGGCGGGGTCTCGTTGAAGCCCTGCCTGAAACCGTACCGAAGGCCCGGTTTCATCCGGGTTGGGGCTGGCCTATGGCTGGCCCCTTCCTATTGGGCTATGCTTCTGGTGTCCGGCAGAGGTGCTGGGCGACATTCAACGGAGCATTCACCATGAATACCTGCCTGCCGTCCCCTTCGTGTGACCGGGGCCCTTTCGCGGACGCGATGGAGCGTGCGCTCTGGACCCTGGGCTATCCCAACGACTTCGACACGGTGGCCGAGGCCCGTGCCGCGGTTGAGCACGCGCTCAGCGTCTGGCCTGAGCTGCGCGGCCTGTCTGTGCGCTTCGAGGAGGCCTGAGCCATGCGCACCACCTACAACCGCGTCTGTGACTGCTGCGGCGCCCACTTCATCGCCTACCACCCGAACGGCAAGTACTGCAGCATCAACTGCAAGGTCAACGCCAGCTACTACCGGCGCTCCGGCCGGCCGATCCCCGACCATTTCCGGGTCGCCGCGAAGATGGTGCAGGCCGAGATCCTCGACGATCCCGACGAGCTGCCGCCCGCCTGGAGGGAAGCCGCGGCCGAGGCCCAGGGCCTGGAGTCCCGCACCTGGAACGGGACAGCCATTCAGCGGCGCTCTGATGGCTACGTCAACGCCACGGCCATGGCCAAGGCCAACGGCAAGCACCTGCCCCACTACCTGGCGAACGAGCGGACCCGTGAGTATCTGGATGCGCTGTCGGCCGTAGTCGGGATTCCGACTTCGGAGCTGGTGCAGTCAATCCGGGGCGGCATCCCCAACCTGCAGGGCACCTGGGTGCATCAGCGCGTCGCCGTCGACCTGGCCCGCTGGGTGAGCCCCGCCTTTGCCGTATGGATGGACGGCTGGTTCCTGGAGGCGATGGCCACACCGCAGCGGCCTGCCCTGCCGCCAGCGACTGGACCAGCGCCGCCGGCTCTGACGCGGTCCCATGGCGTCGTCGTCTACGCCCCCACCGAGGAGGCCGCCGCGAAGCTCTGGTGCAAGACCCTGCAGGCCAGCGCCAGCCTGGCGATCTGGGCGCAGTTCAAGCAGCCGCCGCCCCCTGGCAACCGGCACGTCGAAGTCGACGGCTACACCTGGATCCAGAGCGCCTGAGCCCCAACCACCACCGCCAACGCCCCGGCTCCGGTCGGGGCGATTCACCTATTGCATTGCCGGCCAGCCCTGCTGACAGGGCTACGCTGAAACCAACCACCACGCTCACCACGCCATGAAACCGAACACCAATAGCCAACGGCCGGTGTGGTTGCTGCCATTGCTTGCATTTGCGGCACCACTCGCTGTTGCTGGCGTGATTGCCGTGCCTATGGTGATCTCTAGCTCCCTGAAGCCACGCCCCAAGCTGGAACCGCTGCCGCCGCTTAGGGCTGACCTGGTGATGCCGACCCCAACACCCGCATCCCAGCCCGCTCCCCAGCCACAGCCAGCAGCACCAGCCCCTGTTGCAGCGCCGCTTACTGGGCTATCGCCAGATGATGCCCGCGCCTATCAGTCCGAGATTGAAGGGCTTCAGGCAAGCGCAAAGAACAACGACAGCTTTGCCAAGCAATACAGCGAGATTGGTTCGAGCGACAAAGCGGTTGATCGTCTTAGGGAGGCCAGCGCCCAGTTGAGCACCGTCGCGTGTCTGAGTAATCAGCGCAAGCGTGCCGTGCCGTTCTACGAAGCCAAGGCCCGGTGCAAGGCTGCGGAGGGGTGACCCGGCAACCTGACTCCAGCAACACCCCCGTGCCCGCCGGGCCGACCCAGAGCGGGGGTCACTCATCCACCACCACGACACCATGACCGTTGCCCCGCTGTGGCTGCGCCTGCGCAACCATCCCAGCCTGTTCTGCCTGCACATGCACCCGTCACAGGCTGCGGCGCTGCTGCGGCAGATCGTGGCCGAGGTCTACGACACGGACCTGCGCACCTGGGGCGAGATCGCAGAATGGCTGGAGTCGGAGGCTGCGGTTGCTGATGCTGCAGCGGAGAAGCGCGATGCCTGAACAGGCTGCCTGCACCTGCGGCCGGATCAGGATTGGCACGAAGGTGTCCGATCACTTGTCCTGGCGCCCAGATTGCCCCGTCCACGGCGCTGCGTCGGATTGGTACAACTCGCCTGAGCAGGCGGACCGCCGAGAGCAACAGCGCATCCGGCTGAGGGCCCTGCAGATGGAGGCTGCCGCCGCACGGGCCGCGCTGGAAACCTGACCCGACAGCGCCCAGGCCCCTGCTTGCACGCCTGGGTCATCGCCCTATCCCACCATGGCCAGCACCAGCGCCACGCTCCGCGATCTGGGCAAGCATGAGCTGAGCTTCACGATTCGCCTGGCCCGGCCGCTGCGGCTGCGGTTGATGGCAGCTGCGGCCCTGCTGCGCGTCGCCGGCTGGCTGATGGGTGCTGAGACGGTGGTGGAGGTGCGGCAGTCGCTGCGCTGACCCGGAAACCTTCCAGCAGAAGCCCTGCGGCGTGCTGGTGAAGACGGAACTCGATCACCCGACAGACGATCCATCCCTGCCGTCCTACCGGCATCCCATGCTGCGTGAGCTGGGCGAGGATCTGCAGCGCGCCTACGACGCCTACCACTGCCTGCGCGGCTGCAAGGATCGCTACCTGCCCCAGGAGCCGAAGGAGCCCGATGACGCCTACAAGGCCCGGCTCGGTCGTTCCACCTTCTCGGACTTCTACCGCAGCAGCATCACCGCCTTCGCTGGTGTGCTGTCGAAGTTCAGCCTGATCGAACCACCCGAGAGCCTGGAGGACGCCAGCGACAACATCGACCTGGAAGGCAACAGCCTCACCGCCTGGTGGCAGCAGGTGGACTCCTGGATGCTGCGGGATGGCGGCGTGGCGCTCTGCGTTGAGATGCCCGATGGTCTGCCCGGTAGCGCTGCTGAGGAGGTCGCGATGGGTCGCCGGCCGTACCTGCTGGCGCGCCCCCGATCGAAGGTGCTCAACTGGCGCGTCAGCGTCACCGATGGCGTCGAGACGCTGGAGCGCTGCACCCTGCTGGAGCTGACCGAGGAGCCGGACGGCGACTTCGGCGTAAAGATGGTGCCCCGTTACCGGGTGATCGGCCGCGGCGAATGGATGCTGTTCGAGATCGAGCGCAACGCCTCGAACGATCTCACCGCCGTGATGGTGGATCAGGGCCAGTACCTGGGCGCCAATGGCCAGCCGCTGCCCGTGGTGCCGGTGGTCTGGTATGCCTCCGACCAGACCGGCTTCGGGCAGGGCGAGCTGCCGCTACGGCAGGTGGTGGAGCACAGCATCGAGCATTTCCAGCAACGCTCCGACCTGCGCGAGAAGACCCACCGCCTGGCCCTGCCGGTGCCGGTGCGGATCGGCGCGGCACCAGCAGCG